GCTTTCCTCCTTTCGCCTTAGTAAGCCTTGATGCAGTACACAGCGTCCATGCGCTCAAAGGACGGCAGGACAATTTCAGAAGCATAGACGTTGGCGTTGACCGGGTGAATGGTCAGCTCAGTGGTGATGGCAACGCCAGTGTTCACGATGGACACAGATGCACCAGACTGACCAGACAGCAGGTCGGCTTCCTCAGGAGTAGTACCGTACCAAGTGCTACCCAGAGCGCCGGAAGGAGCAACCACCACCATGCCGTCAGGCAGATACTTTTCACTTGCGCTGTACTGGTCTGCCTTGAACATCTTGTCATACAGATGGATGGTCAGACCGGTTGCAGATTCGATAATCTGCCGTGCTTCGGCATCCAGTAGAACGGCGTTCGCCTTTGCGGTGACGGTCATAAACCGATTCTTCACCTCGTCCGCAGCAATCATGTTGCGGAAGGTTGCGGTGTTCATGTACACCTCAGTCACAACCTCGCCAACGCTTGCAAGAACAGCGTCCTTTGCGGCGTTCAGGTCAGCAATGGGAGTGGCGGTTGCAGCAGACCACTTAGACTTGGCGACACCACTGATATCCTTAAAGTTGGTGGATTTCCAACCGCCGTCCGGGTCGTAGTTGTAGGTGTAGTTCACGCCGTTTGCCTTGATGGTGATGCCAGGAACACCATTGGCGGGAGCCAGCAGCTGCCAGATCATACGCTCGGGTACGATACGTGCACCAGTGATAAGCTGTGCGGTGTCATCGTACAGACGGTTCATCACGTCACGAGCATAGGGGTCGTTGCTGTCCAGAACACGCAGGATTTCCTGACGGTCTTTCTCGCCCAGATGGTAGCCCTCACGGAAGAACGGCATCTCAGTCTCATCGAACTTGAAGCCCTCACGGGTGCGGAACGTAGCCTTTGCGTCAAATGCGCTGGGCATCAGAGAAACGCCAACGCCCTTGTGACCGCGCAGCCACTTCAGATCAAGACCAGCTTTCTTCTTTGCGGGGAACAGCGCATCAGATGCAAAGGGCATCGCGTTGGTAGGGTCGTTCGTCCAATAGGCGGCAATCGCAGCCGGGGCAAAGACTTCCTTAAGATTCAGTGCCATGTTGTTTTACCTCCTATTAAGCGTTCACGCTGATGTTGTCGCGGCAGAAGATGCCAGGGACGGCGGTCTTGAGTGCCTTGATTGCGTCAGCGTCAAAGGTGAAGCTGGAACTTGCTGCCGCCTTCTTGGTGTCGATAACACCACGAATCAGCAGGGCAGCGTTGGAGTTCTCTGCCGGGTCAACGTCATACAGCAGGATGCCGTCAGCGTTGATAGTCTTAGAACCAGTCTCGCCAGTAGCAACAGCTTTCTTGCCAGCCAGCGTCATGGGATAGCCAGCCTTAACCGCAGCAGTTTCGGTTACGGTAAAGGGGATGGCGGTGTAGTCATTGGAAGCAAGGATGGTATCGTTGATTCCGTTGACCGTGTTTCGGATAAACTTCATGTTTTCCTCCTTGTTAATGGAAAGCACTCATTGCGTCACTCGATGCCTTAGAAGTGTTTGCGTTCTGCTGTGCAAGGCTCTTAGCAAACGCCACACCTTCGCTGTCAGAGCCGCCCTTGCCATCCGCACCCGGAGGTGTGGGCATATCCTTCAGCAGAGAAGCCTTGTATGCGGTGTCGTGGGCGGTCATAAACTCCGACTGGAACTTAAACACCTTGTCCATGTCGCCGTCAGCCAGTGCGGATGCAGCCTTTCCAGCCAGTTCAGCGTCATAACCCTGCGCAACGAACTTCTCACGGTAAGATGCAAGGGTCTTTTCCTTGACGAGGTTCTCCTTGTCGGCAGTCAGGGCTTCAATCTGCTTCTGCATCTTCGCTAGCTTGTCAGCTTGTTCCTGCGCAGCATTCTCGTCATCGGTACGCTTTGCCTTGAGCTGCTTCTTGTACTCGGCAGCTTCGCCATTGGCTTTCGTCACGGCGTTGCGCAGCTTCTCTACTTCTGCGTTAGGGTCTGCAACCTTTTCAAGCGCAGAAATGATTTCATCGGCGGTCATGCCATCTTTGTAGGCATCACCAAGCAACACATTGAGTTTCATATCGTTAATTTCCTCCTGCGTTTTTTTACCGTTGCTTCCCTGCAACGCTGCGAAATTTGTATCCCGGCTTCCCTGCCGGAATATATCAACCCGCCAATGCGAATTGATTTTTAGTTGATTAGTTCCCCTGTGCCGTTGTAAACCAGTTCTGCTTTCGCAGCATCAGGAGCAGCGAAAACGGTCGGAACAAGATAGACCGGAACGCCATACAACTTTGCAGCATCAATTTCTACAGTACAGCCGTTATACTGAAAGGCATTATCGCCGCAAATTCCGATAAAATAATCAGCCTGTGCGAGAAGTTCAATGCTCTTGCCAAGATACCAAAGCCCTTCGGTTTTACACTTAGGCGGGTTATCTTCAATATAGGTAGGAATAACCTCCAGATTTTCGCCGTACACTGCTTCGGCAATCTTATGCAAGCGGTCAAACGTCATCCGAATATTTTCTTCCGACCGATTCTTCATCGGGCATGAAATAAATAGCTTCTTCATTTTTGCTCTCCTTCCTTTGCATTAGCCTGTTCGCCAACCGTTTTGCCGCTGTCGGCAATATGATCTGCGGGTTGTTTCTGTGGCTTCGGCGCTTTCCCATCTTCGCCCAATTTGCCGGAAGCAATCAAAAAGGGCTTGCTCATTTCGTAAGCAGCCTGCGGGTCTGGGAACAGACCGGGCGTGGTGAACGCCAGCTGCGGGTCAATCGGCTGCTGAATCATCTGCGCGAAAATCTGAACCTTGCTTTGCTGGTTATCGTACTGACGGCGTGGCAATTTGATGTTGATGTCACTTGCCATCAGCTTAGAACCAGCCGTATCACGCAAGATTTTCAGCATCACAGACAGGCTTTGGCGTTCAGCGTACTTGAACATATTCTCGTACTGCTGCGCCCTCGCTTCGGTGTGATTCCAGCCATTGCGGACGATAACCGCGCCCACGTTGTCAGACGTTGCATTCTCGCTGCCAGTGGCACTAGGCATAGCAGTCAGACTGCGGTACACATTCAGCATGGAATCAAGCAGGGTCTGGCTCTGCTGCTGATCAAGCTCGTTTGCAATCTGAGAAACAGAAGCGGGCAGACCAGAAGTGGATTTCAAGCACATTGCGCCAAGTTCCTTCACTTGGTCAAGCGCATTCTTATCCACAAGACAGTTGGTGAACACCATGATGGACTGGATGAACTGTGCCACACCGTCCAAACGGTTGCTTTCAAGGTCGTTGATGGCATCCAGAACAGGAATAGCCGGTTCAAACAGACCCATCCGCTCCGGGTTCAGCTTGTATTCGACCATCGGCAACATTCCGAGAGAGTGATTCTCCGACTTTGTGACCTTGCCGTTGTCGATTTCAAAGTACTGGTTTGGCGTATACACGCAAATCAGGTCGTTCAGGTCATTCTGATAATTGCGTGGGATGTGCAGCACGTTGGCTATGGGCTTATGCCCGATGCCAGAGTTGTAAATCACATACGCCATATCCGGGTCGGGAACGTCCACCAGCAGGGGCGTTTCGTCCGGGTAGTTGCCGTTGTACCCTTTGTCTGGAAGAACAATGCGGTATCCCTGCCCGCACTCCAACATCCACTGCCAGAGTCGCCGATCAAGCGCATCCTTGCCCTCATACTGCAAGACGTTGGACAGCTGGGCGATTTCCTCGCCGTCACCTGTTGCCGTTTCAGACCGCACATAAGAGCAGGGAGTGCCGCTCATGTAGCCGGTGTAGAAGCCCACGCACTCGTTGGCGTGGTTCTCTACAATGCGATTGGTGATTTCAGCATGGTACTCTTTTGTGCGGTGGAGGACAGGTTGGCTGCCCAAGTAGTAGTTATGCAGAAAGCGAATCTCGTTCTTGTTCAGAAGATGAATAGGCTCTGCCTTGCCCATGACCACTTTCAGCACATTCGCCCGATTGATTTCGGTCTCCGGCGTTTCAATCGGTCTGCGTCCGGTCGGCGGTTTATTCAAAAAGCCGCTGACGACTATCTGATACTCAGCCATGCATTCCTCCTTTCAGGCAAAATAAAAAGCGCAGCAAGACAAACCTGTTAAGGTCTATCTCACTGCGCTTACAACTGCGCTTCAAAAGCTATTCAGTTTTTAAACTTTGGTACGGAGACCCATGTATCTTTCGGAAGGTTGGAATCTCCAATTGTAATCCAATGGCAAAGAGGGCACAGAAGGGAAAACTTACCTTCCACTTCGCCAAGATAACGACCGCAATCACACGGATTGCCATTTGCGTCTTTCCTAGGACGCTTGCATCTTACTTTTGCTACCATCTGTGCTCCTTTCGTTGGATTTCTGGAAACAGGCTGTTGAGCACAGACCTGTCAGAAGCTACTGGGAAACTGTTCGCACTTCCAGCCGTGCTATTCTTCGCCCGAAGAAAACCATTGCAGCCTTTACATTCAGTTTGACGGACAGTCAACGGGTCGGCTGCAATTTTGGTGCTGCATAATGGATTTGAACCAATGTATGTCCGGTTATGAGCCGGATGCTCTAGCCTGACTGAGCTAATGCAACATAGAAACCCGGCTTGATTGGTTAACCGCTGCTCTTTGCAATGTCATGCCTAAACATCACATTGAGAGCCGGGAATAGCGGTGGAGGTTTTGGAGAATAAATCCATGCAAAGCTATGTAGTTGGTTGTGCTGCGTAACGGAATCGAACCGTTGCTTGCCAGCCATGGGGGAGACAGGCTGGCATTCCCCAAACAATTGGAAACGCAACATATAAAGTCCGGTGAAGGCGAAAGAGTGAGAAAACCTCCACCGGTGAAAGGAGGAATATGCTTGTTGACACGCACGCGAGTAAAATGACAAAACCCCGCGTGCAAGCTATTCCTTTAAGGGAAGCTGCAAAACTTCCTGCGTACATTATAAGCCTTGTCAAGTAGTGAAATCAAATAAATAGACCCAGAGAACACAATATATTGTGTTTTTAATCAAAAAGGCCTCTTGACAGGCTCAATTTTACTGATTCCGTTGTACAGTTCATCGGCAAGCTGTGCCAAACTGTCCGGTGCATCATCGTGCGGAACTTTGCCAAGCTGCGTGAACATCGTCACCTGTTCCATGAACGCCTTGTACTCTTTCGACTGGTGTTTTTCGTCAAGGAAATAGAACCGTTTAATGTCCGGCGCATACTGAATGATTCTTGACAGTTTGCTTTGACCGCTGGGCGCACGTTGGCTGCGTACAGAGCAGTGATAGCCTTGCTGCCGAAGCTGGCTGTCTACCACGTCACAGTATTCATCACCGCCGTTGTTGGCTTCGCCACGCACTACATTGATTTTATGCTGGATGATTTTGCCCACGACTTCCGGTCTGGTCACGGTCTTATCGCCGTTATTAAACACAAGGTCTGGGATAAACACAGCATCGCCGTACACATAAGCGATAGGACAGGCGGTAAAGTCACCGCCGCCCCATGCAATGTCCATGACCATGAGCTTGCGATCGGGCTCTCCATCAGGCAGAACGCCGTTGAAATACCGCAGTTCATCGGCAGGAAACAGCAGACCTTCACGCACATAGGGCTTGCCCATGTACTTTGCCCACCATGTTGCATCATCAATGCTGGCTTTCATATCGGCATAGTAGGCATCGTCAAAGCCCACACCATAGTCATAATTGAAGTTGCTGTGTCCGTTCTCGTCCACCGCGGGAATCACCCGGAATCTGTACTTCGGGTTGTCTGCATACTGGTTCTGGATGCGCCCCAGAGGATCAAGCACGTTCCAGCGTGTGCCGACCATCAGTTCTAATGCACCCTGCTTTTTACGGTCTTTCAGCTGGTTCAGGTAGGCATCGTACTTGTTGTTCAGACGCTCAACGTTCAGGCTTTCCTCTAAGTCCTCAATCAAGTCATCACTGTACAGAACGCCGCCCTCACCGATTTCAACAGCACCAGTCAACGTGCCGCCAATAGAGCGGCAGGTCAGAGTGGGGAAGCGCTTCTTTCGGTTCAGGTCAACGCTTTCGTCTTTTGCACTCTTATCCACAAGCTGAACGTCAGGGAAGATTTTGCCCCAGTTGTAGGTCACAGGGTCAGTGATGATGGACAGCACTTCGCCGTAGAAGCCATTGGTCAGCTTGTCGGAGTGTCCGCTCATAACCGATGCAACGTCAGGGCGGTTGCCCATCAGCCATGTGATGAAAAAAATACATAGAGTCGATTTTCCAACGCGAGCAGGTAGACTAACTCCCAAGAAGTCAATCCGCTTATAAAACAAGTCCTCTAGGTCATCTGCCAGCACTTTCAGAACCCTGCGTCTCGGCTGATAGAACTTCTTCTCAGGCGCACGGTTCCATTCAAGGTAGATGCAATAGCTGTCGAACACATCTTTTGCTTCAAACAGGTACGTCCGACTGATAATGTCATAGACCTTTGCCACGTCCTCGCCTGTTTTCATCTTGCCCATCATGGCTGCACAG